CCGTGCTCCAAGAACCATATATACGGTCCCTGAAATGGCACGATCTGAGTATGAAACTCATATCGGCAGAGTAGGAAGGGGTATCCACTCTAGCCTAGGCGGTTTTCACTGCCTGAAGGAGTCTGAACGTATTCGAAAATCATCCGATGATGATGATAAGCCTTGCCCTGATTATGGCTTATGGTGGGGAAGATCTTTTACCACCCTTGTGCGATTATATGTTACGTTGGGCGTTTTCCGTGATGCGAAGGTATCATACAGAAGTGTCTTAGAAGGCATTTCCGAGACTGCAGTTCGTGTTAATCGGTTGTCCTGCATGGACCAGGTTGAATGGATAAAGTACTTCGGTACTTTTATGTATCCCCGATATCTGAAAGACGAAGAACCGAAAGTGCCCTCGGCTTTTGTGTGCGTCCCTCTCAATCCAGCCGTAGCTGCTCTATTAACCCATATCTGTAAGAGGTATAGGTACGAAGCTACGTTTCGTTGGAGGAAGCAAAAAGGTCACGACACCGACTTTTTGGTAGAAGAAACCACTTCTGCTAAGAATGATGCGGAACACAAGATCTTACTTCGACTTCAACGTGCGTTGAATTCTTGCGACGATGAATTCTTGTCTATCAAAGTTAAGAGCCGATACGAAGTGTCGGTCTTGATGGAGGTAGCTTCTCGGCGTGAGCGTTTACTGAATCTCCGTTACGAAATTGAACACGGCAGGCCTTGTCCCGTCAAAAGGTTTAATTTACGAACGGAAATGAAAGAAATCGGCTGGGTACTTTCTTTTTGTGCGGCTATGTTGAAACTAAAGTCGGTTATGCCGGCTTTGTGTCAACATGGGAAAGAGAAAGCGATCGAAAAACATCGAGCTATCATGTCAACTCGCCCCGATTGGGAGTTGAGTGAAGTGGCTCGTAACGAGATTAAAAGTACCGTACGTGAAGCCGTTGCGTACGCGAAAGAGAAACGTGTCGAAAGGTGGGACCCTTACGGGGATTTTAAACCTGTGAACGGTAGCGCCTGTTACGAACGAACGGGGAACGAAGGTGGAGCGAATTTGGGTCTCTTCCAATTTTCGCGTGAAGAGGAAGTCATAGGAACTTTCGAGGGTATTGAGGTGGTAATTGCAACACCGTGTGGCTTTAATAAACGGCACATTTTAGAGCGCTGTCTCGATGTGTACGATAATAAAAAAATGAGAGACGACAACGCAATAATTCCTGAACCCTTCGGGGGGCAAGGTGATAAGACGGACGAACCTCAAAAAGTAAGCCATGGCGAAAACCTTAAAGCGAAGGTCACGGTTGTCGAAGATGCTCTTAAAGCGCGGGTTGTTACCGCGGCCGAGGAGATTTGCTCAGTCGGGGCAAGCTTTTCGGGTTGGCTTCTTCGGTTACTACGCTGCATACCCGAGTTCGAACTCACGAAGCAGCCGATAACTGCTGAGATTCTTGATCATTTGGTGGAGATAGGCACCTATGATGGCGTAAATCTTGCGAGTCAAGAGATACTAGTGTCTGGTGACTATGCTGCTGCGACCGATACTTTCCACCCGGATGCAAGTCGTATTTGTATCGAAACGGTGTTTGAGGAAGTGTTGGATACTATTCCGAAGGAAACGGAGGAATATAATGTGGCGGTACGTTATCAGAAGTTCTTTGTGGAAGCGCTTACAAACCTTGACCTCTACTACTCTAAGGAAGATATAGTTAGGCAAGTCAATGGTCAGCTTATGGGGGCTTATGGGAGTTTCCCAGTTCTTAATTTACTCAATTTGGCAGCTTTCCGGCAAGCATACCGATCTTGGTACGGAAAGGTTCCGAAAATCGGATTGACACCGGTTCGGACTAATGGTGACGACATAGGTTTTGCTGGTTCTTCTCGCTTTGTTCGAAGCTGGAGGCGTACGGTTGGAGACTACGGTCTCACGCCTAGCCCTGGGAAGAATTACGAGGCAAAACGTGTTATTA